ACATCCGGCACACCCGCCGCAATTGGTCCTCCGTTACGCTACTTGCCATCGATCAAGCCCGTCGATTGGTAGTGGTCGGCCACCTGTTGCCGTATTGAAGAGGGGAGGGTCCACCAGTGCCGCATATCGCCGTTTTTTTGGAGGGCGTCGATGCCATGGTAGAGCCTTTCGAGGCGATGCTGACGCAGGGCACCGGGGTCCAACCGTATGGCCTCGTCGTGATCGGTCTCCCACTGCTTATGAGTGGCATCGACGGAGGACCAATCCAATTTCTCGTAGAGTTCTCTCAGTGTCATCGGTCTCCTCCTAGCTAGAGGTCAACATCGAAAAGTGGGACATAGGGGGTCAGAAAAAATGAGGGTCTATGTCCCACTTTTTCTCCGAATCGGCCGGCAAGGCATAAAGCCTTGTAAAACAGGCCCTTATAGTCATTGTCCGATCTAAATGGGCCGAAAAAGACCGAGTTAGATCGGACAAAGGGCCTCAGTAGCCCGTGACGGGATGACCCTGCGGGGGCGTTTCTACCGGGCCGTCCTCCTTGGGAGTGCGGGGGATAGAGCGTTCCAAGCCCGACACCGCGCACCATAGGGGGCGACAGAGGGGGAGTAGCCCCTGCCGAACGGCGGTGCGGGTGCGGGCGGTGGGGAAATCGGCGGGGAAGAGCAGCTTGTGGATGGGACGGCCCATAGGACCGGCCCGATCCGTCAACGCCTTGTTGGTGGCGGGGTCCAAGACCTCTGTGGAGAGGAGGAGTTCGAGGTCGCCATGGAGGGTCGCCGCCCCCGGCACCTTCAGTTCGGTCAACCCCGCCTTATTGGCCGAATCGACGTAGGTAGGCCACCGCTCCCGGTTGAGGAAGGCGTCTTGAAACTGATACCAGCAGAGTCCTTCATGGCGACGGGCCGCATCGACCAACCCTTCCGGTTGATCCGGCATATAGGCCCTATGACAGAGGTAGCGGTCCTTGAATTCGACGGCCTTGTCGAAGAGATCGGCGGGGGTGCGCGGTTCGGCCTCATCCAAGACCACGTAGAGCCTAGAAGGCCGCGTCTTCTGGTCCGGGTGCCAGTAGGTGCGTTCCCCCACCACGCAGATAAAAGCCACCTGGTCTTCGATGCCCATACCGAGGGCGGTGCGGGAGAGCTCGTAGCGGAAGATCTCGCCATCCGTCCTGTTGAGCTTGCGGTCCTCCGGTTCCAGGTGGTAGACGACCTCTATCTGGCGGTTGCGGTGCTGGCTCGTCAGGTGGATCATACTACGGCACCCCCACTAAAGACCTCGAATGGATCTCCTCGTTGAAGACGGGGTGGTTGAGGTACCCCACGTCGGCCGTAGCCCCCGACAACGCCATCGCTATCGCCACCACGGCGTCTATCTGCCGCGATTGGCGTCGTTTGATGATGCGCCAGCCCCTTTCCGTATTCTGCGCCGACGCCCACGAGAAGTGACTGCGTAGTTCCGAATCCGGATAGAAGAGGAGGGTGCCGTTTTTGATGTGGGCATCCAACGTATTGGCGAACTCGACCATCTCCGTCTGCTGGTTGACCTCGCGCACCAACCGGTCATAGCCCGCATCGGCCAGCCGCTGCGCCTCCGACGCAAACTGGTAGGGATCGTATTGTATCTGAGCCACCCGTTCCTTTTCGAGGAGGTGGATCAGCACCTCGACCACCGTCTTATGGATGTTGACGGGCGGCTTGAAGATGGTACAGCCCCACAGGTGATACTGGTTCCGAAAGGGATGCTTGTAGACGGCCGCGACGGCCGAGGTGTCCCGCTTGGTGGCGATATCGACGCCGATGTGGAGGATGGGGTCTTCGATGAGCATTTAGCGTTCCACGTTCACGATTGGCCCATCGCGGCGAGGGGGTGGAGGTCTTCCTGGGGCACGAAGAAAGCGGGACGGGGCCTATCGGCCCGCCAGAACCGCTGGTCCTTACCCTCAAAGCATTGTATCCACCCCCGCAACTCGTAGTTGGGGGCCGTGCCGGTGACGAGGATGAAGAGGTCTTCGTCCGGGTCTTCCTTGTGGAGGATCAACGATCCATCATCACGAGGGGTGGAGCGCACTTGATGCACCCCCACATCCTTGGCCTTATGATGCCCTATCGCCCCGTTCCAGTAGGTGTTGAGGGCTTTCGCTACCGCCGCCTCTGCACAAGATCCCTCAATATGGATCGACCACTCCTGGCCGGGTTCAGCACCAAAGCGATTGCGCTTCCGGTCGCGGAGGTTGGTGCATTGCCGCATGAGGCCCACCGACGCGGCCAGGTAGAGTTCGGAGGGGGTGAGTTTGACTTTCATCGGTGCCGTATCCTCCGCCCCCGGAGACTCATCTCCCGCGCCAGAAGTCCGTAGTCGGGATGGTGGAGCAGGTGGGCGAGCTCGACGCGTTCGAGGTGCCTATCGTGCCACCCTACCGTCCCATGGTCGGTGGCGTTGACCAACGAGAGGGGGTAGTCATGCTGCTGGAAGTGGAGGAGCCCCTCGAAGCCCGCCAAAGCCATCCATACACTGGCCTTAACCACCGGGTTGGGACTCGCCACAAAGGGATAGCGGGGCTTCGACTCGACGCGGATCATCTGCTCCGGTATCGCCGCCCCGAAACTGTCGGTGCCCCGGACAATATAGTAGGCCCCCACCTCAATATGAGTCGTCTTCTCTGGCCCGAACCGGGCTACTTGCACCGACGTTGTCATGGGCCACCGTCATCCAGATAGCCGATACAGTCCGCTACCATAGCGATCCGCTCCCCTATCCACCGCATCACCGGCACCGCCATACTATTCCCAATAGCTTTATAGCGCGGCCCATCGGGGCAGTCCTGGGCGGGTTTGTTGCGCCAGGGTATGCGGGTATGATGGTCGGGCATACCCTGGAGGCGTTCGCATTCCATGCAAGTCAGCCTTCGTACTTGCATATCCGAGGCGACGATGCCGCCGCGCTGGCCTTTATTGGTGTTGAGCGTTCCGGTCTGGTCGATGAAGTGGGGGGCGTTGGCCTGGTCTGTCTCACGCCAGATAGGCACATACGTCTCATGGTCGAGGTCGTAGCGTTGCCCCGATCCGCTCTGGTGGCTGCCCAGCGGGGCAGCCACCATCGTCTCACTACCGCCGCCTAAGTCGCCTCCATCCGCTCGGACACCTTGTGCGATGCCTCCGGATTCTCGCCACCATCCGTTGCCCGTACAGACCGCAGCCCCGTCTCCAGCATCGGCGGTAGCTTTTTGCCTCTTTTCCGCGCTCTTTTCAGTATGCCCGAGCAAGCTCTTTCGCTCAAATAATACCGCCGCGGGAG